TTAGAAAAGTCTAACATCTTGAGGATGTTGTCGAACTCTTCACGAATCTTTTTCTTAATCGAATCTGGTAACTCAAGATCGTCTGTGACGCACTCGATTACTTTCTTATCGTCGTCGATTGTGATCGCTTCATTCACAATGTCGTCTACAGCAGCTTGAACTTCTGGCTGTTGCAACATCGAGCGATAACGATTTACGAGTTCTGCTTCTGTTTTCGCAGTACCATCTAAATCCACATACGTGCTTTGAAAGCCACCACCAGCAGCAATGTTGATGGCGCCTTCATCATTAGTAGGCTCGGCGAAGGAGCGCGGTTGCTCCTCCGTCTGCTTTCGTTTTATTTCAAAGCCAAATAGTTGCACTACATAATCTCCTTGCTATACACTAAAATTAAGCTGTAGTGTTAGCGTCGCCAGTGATACCACCTGTGATGTCCCACCAATCGTACTGGAACGTTACAGTAAAGTCTTCAATTCCATCAGTTTCCCAATTCATGTCGATCGCAGAAATTTCTATTGGGAATAGACCGTTGAAGTTATAAACACGAAGTGGGATACCAGTCTTTGAGAACTGGGTGATTTGTGCTTGTGCTTTGTACTGAAGAGGTGAAGCTGACGCAAGAGTTGTGATGTTACCTTGATGTGAGTTGATACTCGCCATCCACTGTTCCATCGCGTTGCGAATAGCAAAGTCTTCATCGTTGATTACAGTTACTGACCATTCAGCAAAGCTACGATCGCCTGGGAGCTTAATTTTTCTACCAAAGTATGGAACTTCGATAGTCGAAAGAGTGCTCGAAGGAATCGTTGCAGCTTTTACCATGAACGGAACTTTAATGTCAGCGATACCATTCACCGGATTGGTGATTTGAACTTGGAAGAGCGAGGGTTTCGCTCCACCAAATGTTAGTTGTGATCTAAGGTCATTGATATTGAAAGCCATTTAGTTTCTCCTTACCTTCCTATATTTATACCTTAGCGAACGCCGATGATTTCATCAAACTCTACACCGGTACGAACCGCAACGAAGTTAAGTTGGATGAAGTTGATAGCACGAGCCGGTTTAATATAGATGTCACCAACAAAGCTATTTGAATCAATGACTTCAGGTGTGTTGTTTGTTTCGTCACATACAACTTTGAAGTCGTAGATACCGCGGCGGCCTTGGACGTTGCGAAGGAAAGGTTCAACAATGTTCTTGAATTGTGCACGAGTGAACTCGTCGTTGAACTCAAAGAGTGTTGACTTTGATGCTCGAGCAATTGCTTTTTCAAGTACGATGAACAATCTACGAACGTTGATTCGGTCAAAGGCTGAAGGCAAGCTCAGTGCAGTCTTATCGCCGAACAAGATCGTTCCTTGTCCTGGCTGCGTGATGACTGGGTTAACACGCTTCTTGTACAGTTGATCACGTTGTGACTTGTTTGGATTCCAAGACAACTTAACAACGTTCTTGATTGCACCACGATTGTAACCAGCAGGTGAGAACCATGGGTCACGAGTTTCATCAGTACGAACACATAGACCAGCGATGTCGCCGTTAAGCGGTGTGTAGATGTACATGTCGTTGTAGCGATCGTAACGATACTTGTAACCTGAGTCGATTACTGCATAAGATGAACTTGCAACAGTATCAGCAAATGTTGATACGTTAGCGAGAGCGTTGGTGTTGTTATTCACAACCGTAGCAGAAGGTGGTGAAACAAATACCATGCAGTCTTTTCTGACTTCACAGATGTTGTTGATAACGTAGTTAACAGTGTTTGCATCTGTTGACTTACCAACCATGATGAGTGAAACATCAATGTCTTCTGGCGACTTGAATAGATCATATCCAGTTTGGAGTGCTGCAGCAGTTACTGTAGCTTCTGTACTACCGTTTGTTCCGGAAGTCAGAGTTACGTTGATCTCAGTATTCGAAAACGCTAGACCGGTGACGTCAACGTTAGCAGTGAACAACGTTGTATTAGCTACAAGGCTGATGTAGTTCGAACGAGATGCAATAACATCTAGCAAATAGTTGTTGGTGCCATCAGATGCTTTGTCGTTCTGGAATACAGAAAGGTTTTCAAACACTTCGACTGGTGTATTTGCAACGCCGGTGAATTGACCAACTGTGTCGATAACTACGACGTGTACGTTTCTGTTTGTCGTCGGAGCATTTGTAACATATGATGATACGTTTGCAGAGTTCGAAGCATACGCGTTCTTACCAATGACGATAACTTTAAGAGCGTTTCCAAGATCGCCTGGATACTTTGCAGTGATATTCGTTAAACCACCGTTTGCCGATGGTGCACCACTAACCGTTGCAGTTGCAGAGTTAGCTGAGTTGTTACCACGTACTACATACAATGAGTTACCGTATGCTAGAAAGTCAGCAGCAGTGAAGAATGTTTCTTGATTGTGTCCGCGAATAGGCTTACCAAAACGCTTTACGAGGTCAACCTCTGACGTCACCAAGATGGCTTCGTTAGTAGGTCCCCACGCAAAAACGCCAGCAATTGCACCAGTGGTAGTTGATACTGCCGGTACGACTGTGGTAAGATCCAATTCAGATACATTGATGCCTGGGCTTAATTGAAATGCCATATTGTGTATCTCCTTTTGTGAGCATTATGTCTAAATAGAGTCTCTGTCTTCCCTTTATTTATAAGAATAGCGATTACCAATCAGATCCTAACCATGTAGATGAAGGTGGCGTATACACTTGATGTTCTTCAATATCGTCGTACGTGAATCCAAATGGCAGCAAATCGTCCATAATCTCTTCATCGGATTTCTCGCGAAGCCGCATCATAGTGTTAATGTCAGTTATATCCTTAAAGAATGTCTGCGTAGATAGCCATGCAAAAAGAACAAGACCCATCACTAAGTCGTCGTGGCATCCTGGTTCTGCCTCATAACTTACACCTCTACGTGAGAATGTTGACAACTCGTTGATCGTAGTAAAGTCACTAATCGCAAGTTGTTTTTGTTCAATCAACAGCTTGAGAATGGAACATCCTATCGACTTCACTTGTTTTGTTGTACGAATACCTTTATCAACATTTGAACCGAATCCACCCGAGATACGTTTACCAGATCTTCCAGCTGATTCAGTGTACAATAGAGTCTCGACTTCAAACTCAAAGTGAAGTGTATCAGAAACCTGTGCACCAATATCATTGATCTCGACCAGAATATATGCGTCATTGTAAGACTTCGTTGTTCTGAAGATGATGTCAGCGTAGTCAACAGGTGTTATCAAGTTGTTTCTGTAAGTCGCAACTTGTTTGTACGGCATCTTAGAAACATTTATGATATGGAATGCTGAGTAGTCAAGACCTTTGCCACGTGAGACGTCGGCGATGCATACGTAAGTGTTACCTTTTTCTGGGGATTCGTACACACTCAATCCATGTACAGCCTTTAGTGGTTCTCTATACGCAGCCTGCAGATACTTCAGTGTAGCACCATCGATCAGTGTACCAGACGAACCAAGGAACTGACACTCATATTCTTGAGCAAACTTCTCTTGATCAAAGTTGAGTGCTTCAAGTGTTTCCTGCTTCCAAGCATCACCACGTCCTGGGACAAGATCCCATGTGACTTCAGTATATTGGTAACCATTTGATCCTTGCTTCGCACCTTCACAGATCTTGAAGAAGTGATTCAGACCGTTTGGAGTTGAAGTCATAAGAAGTTTTGTCTCTTCACCAGACGAGATCGTTGGGTAAACAGAAGCAAAGAACTCATCGTAGCCTTCAACGAACGCACACTCGTCGATGTAAAGGAATGCAATCGATTTACCACGAATCGAGCTCGATGTGGTTGTACCTGCATAGATCTTACAACCATTCTCAAGTTCGATCGAGTTCTTGTTCCACTCAAGGATACCGTGTTGCATCCACTTAGGAAGATTTTCGTACGCAAGTTTGATGCGTTCAAGAACTTCTTTTGAACCGTCACCCTTGTTTGAAAGGATACCGACGTTTTTGAATTCATTGAAGATGATATAGTGTAGAATAATCGCGACAGCAGTGGTAGTCTTACCTGCCTGACGAGCAGTAAGCACGGCTGCACGACGATTGTTGAAGATCTTCGTTGCAATATCTTTTTGATAGTCGTACATCTTAAGCGGAATGAGACCGCGGTCAACGTGTACGATTTTGATGTAGTTTTCAGCGAAGTAGATAGGATCCATCATGCACTGCACCATCTCTGATGTTTGCTCTGGAGTCCAATTTTGTTGCTGACCGATGCGCTTAAGAAGGTTGTTACCTAAGTAACCCTTCTGTGGCTTTTCGGGTTGATTACTGGGAGTTTCCATTTTTCCTCATGTCTGCTAGAACCTTCAGCAGATCATGGGTGGTTCCGACGAACAGGTTATTATTGGTCACGTTGCCACCAGATCCAGTCTGAGGATCATCATTAAGTTTTTCCTCTTCAACTTTCTTCTTTGAGAGTTGAACGAGTTCTTTGTTGGCATCGACAAGAGTCTTCATCGTTGTGGCCAACACTTCGTATGCCCGTGGATGTTGCGATGATGTCGCTACGCCGAGCAGTTCTTCAAGGGCTTGAGTTCCCTTTTCAATCACATCGTACATGTTCTTTCGAGCATAATCATAGTCGTTATTTGCTTCTTCGTTCCGAGTCGCTGGAGTTGCAGGAGTCGATGGGGCAACCGGTTCTACTTGCACATTTTTTGCCATCTTATTCGAGAGGGCAGACGCGTGTTTAGTGATAGTTTTTGCCGGAGCATCATGTACAACTTCAGCTTCTTCTACCGCGTTCATCGGAGGAAGGCCTAAGTATTTTCCAAGGTTATCAGTCATTTAAAGTTTCAATCCTCACGATATATGCCCAATCATCATCAATGTTAATGTTAGCGTATGGAACGGTTTGTGCAATGTCAGTAGTTGGTGCGCCGTTTGCAGTTAATCCTGGCTGCACCATTACTCTTTCAGCCGCGTTATTTGCAGTCATCGAAGAGTAGATATTAGTATTAGCGAATTTGATAACTTTACGTGTAGTCACTGGTCCGTAATAGTAACCCTTGACTGTGAATGTTAAAGTCCAAATGATAGCTCTACGTTCTTCGTAAGATCCTTCATATGAATCTTCGCTACTAATCGAGTTCAACACTATTGGAATGTCGGTCAACATATCCATCGAATCGATCAACTTCGCAGTCACCGTAAACTCTGGCTTAAAGAATGGCAAGATCTGTTCTACGATCTTTGTCGCGTCTTCATCATATTTAGCCATGATGTTGAGTTGAAACTCAAGATTGTAAGGTGTAGGCGTGAACTGAGTTGATACTGAGTTATCGTTATTTGCGATACCTTTTGTATTTCGAGCGTAGTTTGTTAACTTGCGTTCACCGTCGTAATCCATCGAAATGAGTTCAAACGACATGCGTGGAAGAGTAATAGCCGGAGCAGTAAGATCCGGATCTTGTTCGAGACGTGATAAGAACTTTTGCATTGGTCCATAATTCAATGGAACCTTCATCGTCTGTTTAAGAACGCCTGCATTATCAAATCGTTGAATTGATATATCATTAAACAACGTACCAAATAACGCGACATAACGACGAGTCGTTTGATTATAGAATGTATTGCCAAACATTAGTAATTCTCCTCGCCGAATGGATTCGTCTCACTAAAGTCAAGGAATTTATCTGCTTCTGTTTCAATAGTGAAGTTAT